TAAATGCACTAATAAAGAAAGCAAATGAAGCAGCGTCGGCTGTAGGTTTGCCCACAGGGCTAAGTGAAATTGTCACAGTTCAGTTAGGAAGAATGGAATCATCGAGTAAGACAACATTTAGCTCAATCGGAAAGGATATTGCAGATTACAAAACCGCGATTTCTGGAACTGATTTCATTGGTGATTTTGCTAACCGGGCTGTTGCTGCTGGAAAGAAGATAGCCAATTCCCGCCCACAGGAACAAGCTTTAAGGGGTGCAGGTAAGCCGGCACCTAAGGCGCCTGAAAAACCCGACGAAGGCGAAGCAGAAAAGGCTAAGAAATTAGCCGAAAAGCGAGCCGATGCGCTAGCCAAGCTAAATCGTGAACTCAACACAGAGTTAGACACGATGCAAAAGCTTCAACCTGAAAGGGAAATTGAAGCTCGAATGGGTGATATTATCAATAAGCTTGCAGACAAGCATATAACGCTGACGCAAGAAGAAATTACAGGCATTAGGGAAAAGGTAACCGCAATCGAATTGTTTAAGGGTGTGCAGTCCGAAATGGATCGGATTTACAGCGAATCGACGCAAGCCGCCAACACCTATAACAACACGGTCAGCGCTTTAGTTATCCTGAAGGCGAAGGGCGCGATAACGGAAGCCGAGTATCAACGGCAAATGGTCATGTCTACGGAAGCATTCAAAGATGCAACCGACCCCATGCGCCAATACAATAAGGAAATAGAAGATCAGTTCGCACTGTTGAAGCATGTCGGAAGCGCGCAGCAGGTTGAATCCCAGATTCAAAGCCTGAAGAATGACACGCTGAAAAAGGGAATCGTTCTGACGAATGAAGAGGTTCAAAGCCAGCGTGAACGCTTAACCGTGCTGCAAAAGGAACAGGCTATAAACCAGCTTGTTTCGGGCTATCGGGGTCAAGGCATCGGAAAAATTGAAGAACTGTCGATGAAACAGACAGCGCTCAATCAAGCCTATGAACGGGGTTATCTGAACACGCTTCAGTATAGCCTGAGCCTTAACCAATTGGCCGTCAGTTCTGCCCGCCTGAAGGTAGAAATGGGCGACGCTACAAATACGGATCTGATGGTTTCTTCGTTAGGCCGTTTGGTGGAATCGTATAAGGGGGTTTTGGCTGGTCTGGACGATTCGTTTAGTTCGTTCTTCCAATCAATGACCGATGGCTTTGCTAACTCTATCGGGCAGGCAATCGTAAACAGTGAAAATCTGGGCGATGCACTCGAAAAGGTGGCGAAAGACGCCGTTGCAGGGCTGATTTCCAGCTTGGTTAAGCTGGGTATTCAGTACGTTATCAACGCAGCAATCGGCGAAACCGTTTCCTCTACCGCTACGGCCGCCAGCGTGGCTCAGTCGCAGATTGTCGCGTCAGCATGGGCAAATGCTGCGGCTATGGTATCACTTGCATCGTATGGAGCGAATGCAGTGCCGGCCGGTACTGCCATTGTGGAAACCGTTGCCCTTTCCAATATCATGGCAAAGGTTAGCGGGTTCGAAAAGGGTGGATATACGGGCGATTACGGACGTAAGGAAGTGGCGGGTGTTGTCCACGGCCGTGAATTCGTTGTCAATGCCGATGCCACGGCACGTAATCGCCCACTTCTGGAAGCCATGAATAACGGCCAGTCGCCTAGTGCTGCCCCTGTGGGCAACGGCTCAACCGTGCTTAACGTTACAGTAAACAATAACGCAAGCGGCGCAAAGGTTAAGACCGAAACGAAGGAAGGCCCGAACGGTCGAGAACTCATGATTATGATTGAAGACGTAGTTACCGATTCCATCCGTTCAGGTGGTAAAATCGGCGATGCCATCGAAGGCCAATATGGTGTAAACCGCGCTGCTGGAACTTACTAAATGATTCTGCCGATACCTTTACGTTCGGGCTACAGCCAAGAAACGAACAGTCAAACGGAAACGTTCACCCCGGACTCGGGGTATCGGCGGGTCAGGCGCTTATACTCGACAACTTCCAAATTCGTTTCGGTTAAATGGAAGTTCAGCAATTCAGAATACGGATTGTTTGAAACATGGTTTAACGACGAAATCGGGGCAGGTTCCGTGTCTTTCAGCACTCGCCTTATTGAAGGTACGGAAACAGTAGCAAACAAAACGGTTAAGTTCACAGAAGAATTATATACTGCCGATAAAGTTAATGATTCTTGGATTGTTTCGGCAAAATTAGAGGTGATTTTGTGATCGCGTTTCCTTCGAATTTGCCCACAGTGGAAAGCTATTCGTTTAAGCCTTATCGCCTTTCCGTTTTCGATAAGCAGCAAGGCCGAAAGCGCGAGAACTTCCCCCGGGGGACTGCTTCAGTTAGCTTTACTTTTTTAGAACAGGAATACGAAGACTTTCGTTCCTTTTGGTATTCTGATCTATCTAACGGCAGACGCTGGTTTGAGCTTAGTTTGCCTTGCTCTAACGGCATGAAAACACATGTCGTTCGCTTTGCAGGAGAATACAAAGCTGATTCGGCAGGTTTCGGAATGACGGTAATTCGCGCTGAACTTGAAGTTTTTAATTCGCTTACTTACGTTGACGAAACTTTACCGCCTGCCCCGGTTGATCCCCTGTGGGCACAGGTGGCTTTTGCCTCCCACCTGACCAGCCTTCCACCCGTCGACACTACGTCAGGCAATCAAACACCAAGCACAATCACTGCGTCACTTGCAACCGGGGCTAATCCGTTCGGCGGTAATGCATTGCGTTTTGCAGGAACCGAAACAATAGATTACGCAGCTAACACCAGAAACATAAAAGGCGACCAAACGTTTACTATTGAACTATGGGTTAAACCTGTATCGACTTTCGGGTTTTTCAATATCGTATATGATGGCAGAAGTTCGAGCGCAAACGACGGACCTATTATTTGGGTAACAAGCAACGCCGAAATAAGAGCATGGGCACCCGGATTCAATAACGGGGACCACGTTCTATCGATAGCCATAAATCAATGGTCTTTCGTTCGATTGGTTATTAGGCCGACAACAAGTGATTTCAGCGTAAATACAACTCAAGATTCCACTAAAGCAAAGTCAAACCCAATGCTATCTAGTTCTCAATTCAGGCTAGGGCAAACTGTTGAGGGTGGAAACTTCTTTAGAGGCGACTTGTTTGATATACGGGTTACGCATGCCGAAAGGCAATTATCAATTCCGACTGAACCATTCCCGCAATCATGACAATATTCGGCGCGCCACTTCGCGGCATTTCATTATCGGAAGCTTTAGCCGAAGCTTACGCGGTTAACCCTGTCAATGTAGTAATTATCGATACCCTAGAGTTCACGCATTCGAGCTTTTCTGCACCTGTGCGGCTTGTCAACGATCATAAGCTGCTTACCGCAGGGCTTGAAACAGGCGCACAGGCCACATTTCAAGCGTGTTATTTCACGCTTAAAAAGCCTTCAGAAAGCGATTCGTCAAAACCCCCAGCGCTTACGGTCACAATTGGCAACGCTGGCCGAATAATGAATCAGTATTTGAAATTGGCGAAGGGTTCCCGCGAACCAATCCGCATCAAGTACCGGGTATACTTGAACACCGATTTGACGCAACCCCATATAAACCCGCCTTTAGACCTTTGCGTATTGAATACAACCATCGATATTCATGCAGTAAGCATAAGGGCAGGGCTTGAAGCGCTGGTTAATCGGCGATTCCCTGCCGTTGAATATACTGCTCAAAAGTTCGCGGGATTGGCAGCACGATGAGCCATTGGGCAGCACAATACATCGGCCAGCGATATAAGGCCGGGGCACAGGGCCCGACAGAGTGGGATTGTTTACATTTCGCCCATATGGTATTATCGAAACACTTCGATACTACGTTAAACATAACGGGAATTTCAGGCAATGTTTTTTCTGACTTACGCTCTACTTCTAATTTCGTGTTACGTCTTTCTGAAAACGCTTTACGCATCGCGGAACCAAAAGCGGGGGCTCTTTGCGTTTTTTACCGTCGCGGTTTTGCGTTTCATTGTGGCGTTGCAATTGTCGCCGATTCTCGCAATGGGGTATTACACTGCGATGAACCCCTAGGCGTTTCCTTTAGCCCGTTCGATACGATATCGGCCATTAAAAAAGCTGAAATAAGGTTCTTCGATGTTCACTCTGATTCAAATTAAAGACCCGATGAATGGGCGGGCGGAAGTGGTGCCCGAATTCGTCCCCTGTGGGCAAACGCTGCACCAGCTTACCGAATCGAAGAAAGAAGCCGGCGTTATCGTAATGGTGAATGGGCAAATCATTAGCCGAAAGCAATTCGGTTATAAGCCCCGGGAAAATGACACGGTTCAACTGATTTCCATTCCAATGGGCCCTTCCATCCCTATCATTTGGTATGTGGTCGCGGCTATCGTTTTGGTAGCCGCTGTCAGCTTGATGCATAATACGCCGGCACAGAACAACAGGAGTTCTGAAAGTTCGCCGACATTCTCGGTTAACGCTGCTGGCAATGCTGCCCGATTGAACGAAGCAATCCCGGTTCCGTATGGCCGTCACATCATGGCGCCTGATTTTGCAACCCAAACTTACACGAAGTTTGATAGCAATGGGGACATGTTTTACTATGCCATTTTCTCGCTAGGAATGTTTGAAAAGGCAATCGTCGAATCAGTCATGATTGACGACACGCCAATAACTCACTTTACTGATGTTGATATTCAATACTTCGGGCCTTCTTTTTCTTCTAGTCAAACCCTTGTTAACCCTGCTGTCGTTACTGCCCCCGAAGTATCTAATAATGTTCTTAAATATGGGGTAGCTTCTGGTCCGTTCACTGCATGCGGGCAAGGTCTTACGGTTAATTCTATCGGCTTAGATATCAATTTCCCGAAAGGTCTTTACAATAGCAACGATCAAGGCGATTATTTAAACCGAACGGTTAAAGTACAGTTTGAAAAGCGTGAAGTTAACGATGTAGGGGCCCCGTTGTCTGCATGGTCATTGCTCGGGATTGAGACAATGACGCACGCGAAGGCCGACAACGTGCGGCACACTTTCGAGTACACAGTCACGCCGGGACGTTACGAAGTACGTGCCACTCGAATAACCGGTGAAAGCAGCGATAGCCGAACAGGCGATGAAATGCAGTGGTACGCCATGCGCGGCTATCTGGATGACATCGAAGATTTGCCCACAGGGGTAAACTTTATGGCCGTTCGGATGAAAGCGAATGAGCAATTGAACGGGACCAGCGAACGCCGGTTTACGGTCATCCTGCGGCGTATGCTCAAGATTTGGAACCCGTCGACAGGATGGAGTGACTACACCTACACCCGTTCCCCAGCTTGGGCAATTGCCGACATCATCAAGAATGAGCAATACGGCCTAGGCTTACCTGATTCACGGATCGACCTTCTAACCCTCTTTCAACTGGCTTCCCTGTGGGCAGATAGAGGGGATGAGTTCAACTATATCTTCGACAAGCGGGTTACAGCATGGGGCGCGATCCAGACAGCGGCGAAGGTAGGCCGAACGCTGGCGATGTCTCGGGGTAACGTTATAACCTTCGTGCGTGACAGTAAACAAACGCTGCCTGTCGCCATGTTCACCGAATTCAATTCGGCCGATCTGAAGATTGAATATAAGCAGGTAACGGAAGATCCACCCGATTCCGTCGAATTGGAATACTTCAGTTCAAAGACTTGGGCTAGTGCTTGGGTTACGGTTCCGATTCCCGGGGCACTTACCAACAATCTTAACCCGCTTCGAATTAAGATTGACGGTATAACTACTGAAAAGCATGCAATGCGGGAAGCCCTATTCATTGCTGCTGACACGGCATACCGGACAACGCCTATTTCGTTTAATACAGAACTTGAAGCCTATCTGCCTAGTCGTGGAAATCTGATTATGGTCAGTCACGATATAATGGGTTATGATTATAATGGCCTTATAATCGAAATTGATGGTTTGGTTGCATACACTAATACCCGTTTGGATTTCGGTACAGGAAACCATTACGTTATAATTAACGACAAGTTAGGCAATGTTCACGGTCCATTTCTGGTTAATGAAGGCCCGACAGACACAAGCTTCACATTCAGCACTGCCCCGACTTTCGAGATTAAAACCGATCTGAACTCTGAACTTCACCGGTTCAGCTTCGGGCAGGCTGAAAGCTACGCCGAGCGCTGTGTAATCAAGTCGATTGAACCTGCTGACGGGTTCACTGCGGGCATCGTCGCGATTGTTGAGGATGACCGGGTTCATGATGCTGATTTGGCGTATATTGACGGTTCTGGGGGTGGCGCTACTGGCTACCTAGGAAAGACGGCTGTTTACATGGCCGATACTGCGCCGCTATTCGATAATGCGACGGCAGCGCAAAAGGAACACGCCGGTTACTATACCCGGGGTGATATGACAACCGGTATCCATAACGAAGAGGGATATTGCTATGCCGCTTAGTACAGTTTCAGTCGGTGAACCGATTAAAGCCACCACGATGAACAAGCTGATTGCTCATTTCAACGGGGCCTATACCTCCCGAGCAATCTTCACCTCTGACGGAACATGGACCGTTCCAGCCGGTACGAACGGGGTTAAGGTTTATCTTTGTGGTGGTGGTGGCAGTAGTGGTGCCGGCATGCCTGAAACAGGATCGACATCGGAACAGCTAGGGGGGCCGGGTGGCGATTCGCCGCTAGTTTCGGCCTGCTTTACCGACTTAGAAGAGGGGGCAACCTACGCAATCGTTATTGGCGTAGGTGGTGGCGCAGGAGGATATAACGGGGCTGACGGGGGAACGTCCAGCC